TTCCTGTTGGAGAGTCGATGCAAGTTTCCATGCAGCGGACTCATCGAAATACCATCCATGTTTTTCTTGATTAGTAAGGATTTTTGCTACGTCATGCTCTAAGACGACCCAAGAAGGTAGGGGTGGAAGTGTTTGCATAGTTTGCAAGTGACGTTTACATCTTGTATGCAGTAATCCTGCATTTGTTCTGACCATTCAGACCAGTCAGCGGTCTTACCGTATTCACCCTTGTATTCCCCTAATCGGTATCCCCAGCTTTCAAGGCTGTGTCTTCCGTATAGTTGTTGGGGCATTTTATCTTTTTTATTTTCTTTATCGAAGTTGTATTGGTCCGCGTGATATAACCTTGACAAAAGCAAGGTATCAATGACCAAGGCTTTGGGCTCAAACCACGGATAAAGTTTTTCAAGTACTGGTATATCATATCCAATTACATTGTGTCCTACAATAATGTCGGCATCTTCTAGTAATTGAACACCTCTTGTGATTGAATCAACTCCTGATCCTCGATCATTAAAGACCATTGTTGTCTCTGATTCTGAGTCATAAATGACTAAACAATGAACACATGTAACTTCATTCAGGAGACCGTTTGTCTCCAGGTCGAATACCAGCATGTTTCCAGATGTAGGTTTTGTCGATAAATTGTGCCCGTTCTACCATTTCTGGAGTGGGTGGATTTGGTCTATTTAGTTGAGTAGGGATAGCAATTTGTATCCCAACGCCTGTTTTTTGGAATTCTTCTTCCAATTCTTTGTTCATTTCGATGTACTCAGAAATCTGCTGTGGCGTCGAAATTCTCAATTTCATTGAATTTGCACTTTTCTTTGTCGTATTTCAATTGGCATGCGATGCCAACATCGCCGCTAAACCGATTCTTAAGGACTCGCACTGTTGTAGCAGGGTGTTCATCGTCGCTCTGTTGATCTCTTTCGAGTGCAATGCAAGCGTCAGCGACTTGACTAATTGAGTGGCTTCCGCGCAATTGTCCAAGTGAAACCTTTGCCCCGTCTTCATGTCCTTTGTCTCCTTGTGCTCTTCTTAAATGTGATACAAGGAACAGGGATATTCCAGTTTCTTCTACCAATGATCGTAGTCTTGTCATTGTTGTATCTATCATCTTTCTTTCATCACCTTCCAATCCTGACAATAAGATTGATAGGTGGTCAAGGAACACTACCTTGCAATCAAGTCCGACTGCTAAATAGCGAATCCTAGAGATGATATTGTCTGGATCAAAGGAACCGAATCCATCAAATAGATATAAGTTCCAATCAGCCATTGTTTTACTGAAATAATGTTTTAGATCTTCCTTTTCGTGTTTGCCAATGTGAAACTGTTTTCCACAGGCAACTGACATTAATCCAAGTGCTGTTCTTCGATTTGACTCTTCAAGTGCCACGTAGCCAACTCGTTCCCCTTTAGTGAGGAGGTGAGTTGCAAGCTCACGCATGATGCTGGACTTGCCCTGACCAGTTCCGCTAGTAGCAACGACAAGTTCTCGCGCCCTAATCCCTTGTAGCTTTTCTTGGAGCCCTTTCCATGGGTACTCATGAATGCAATCCTCTTGTGGTTCGGTTACAAGTGAAAGTAAAGACTTTCCATCGACAATCCCATCAGGTTTATATGGCTGAGCATTCCAAATAGCCTGACGTACCGCTTCAAGATTATCGTCTTGAGCGGCATCTGAGGCGTCCTTATAGCCCTTGAGATCAGCGATCTTGACCTTGCCAGGTGGCAGTATGTTTGCCGCCTCCTGGGCCGCTTTACGGCCTGCATCGTCGTTATCGAAGAAGAGTACAACCTCTTCCCAGTTCTCAAGCCATTCGTAGTTGTTCTGGATTGATTTCTTTGCTGCTGCAGCCCCATGGGGTAGTGATACAGCCTCCCACTTTGGGAACGCCTCTCTGCATGTAGCAGCATCAATCTCGCCTTCACATATGACCATTCTCTTTCCTTTTGATCGGAAGAGATGTTGACCGAAGAATCTTCCATCAGATTCTCCTTGATACTTGAATTGTTTGTCTAGTGTCTTTGTTTTTATTCCAATAAGAGATCCAGTGCTATCTCGATAATGGAAGCATAAGATGTCTCCGTCTGCGGTGATACCATATTCCTCGCAGACTCTCTCAGAGATTCCTCGTCTAGATAATCTACGGGAAATACCTCTGGGTTCCATGAAATTCCTGGTCCTATGTGGTTGTTCATTTGATTTGTGATTGTGACTTTTGCCGTCTGGTCCTTTCCAAGACAGACAAACAAAGCAGAAGGTGTGACCATCTGTATAAAGACTATTGCCGTCAGATGATCCACATTCTTCGCAGGCAGTATGCCTTTCAAATTCGCTTGTCATACAAGCCAATTAAGTGGAATGTTTTTGTAGCTTGTCCATGGTATGTTGTTTTTTTCACACCATTTAGCGTATGTTGTTTTAGATTTTTTGCTGATCTTGTTGTAGGGTGACTGGAAAACCATTCTAAGATCAATCTCTGGATGTTGTTCCTTAACGGCTTTAATCTTGCGACGATCCGCAGGTTCCCAGTACCCTTTGCATTCAAGGTAGATACCATTAGGCAGTAGAAAATCAGGAGTGTAGTTGTGCTGAATTGTGTAAGAAAGTTTCTCGGATTCATACTCATACTTCACTCCCAGATCGACCATTAGATCAGCAACCTTTTCTTCTAGGCCGCTTCTAAATCCCATTGCATAGTTTTCTTGATATAAGAAACGCCGCGATACTTTAGAACCTGCTCACGCTTAGCGGCAGCCTGTTCACGTACACGTTGACGAAGTTCAACTTGAGTCATGATTACTCCAAAGTACTTACCCCCCGTTCCATGAGTAAGATGCATGCGTCCTTTCGGATGAACGTACGTTTCTTATTTTTTCTTGGCTGTTTTAGCAGACCGTTTAAAGTTGGCAGCTGTGGGTGATCCTTTACTGCCAGGCTTTCTCATCTTTTCTCCACTACCAGCAGCAATACGTTTGCGTTTAGCGTGAATGTTTGCATAAAGACCAGGTTTTGCCATTACTTCTTAGTACCCTTTTTAGGCGGACGGCCTTTCTTTGTTCCGTAAGTTCCTTTACCTGAAGGCATAATTCTCCTATGCGTATTTGTTCATAAGGCTGATAAGCTTTTGTGGATACATTGGATCAGTTGCATAGCCTTCGTTTTTCAGATGGTACGCTGCATAGTCACGATCTTTCGCAACGTTTGCTCCTGTGTATCCGTTGTAATCCTTGTACCATTTAGTAACTAATTCATCAATACAATCGAATGGTGTATTGAAATCTTTGAATTCATCGAAGATGTCTACTGGTCCATTGCCATAGTCTTCCCATGTCTTTTGAACTGTACCTTTTCCTTTGATTCCAAAGAAGTTGTTCTTACCTGATACATGTTGTCCCCACCCACTTTCCAATGCCCATTGTGCTGCTACTAATTCAGGGAACTTAGCTCCAGCTGTATTAGCAAGTTTGTAAACTGAATCCCAATCATTTGTAAACTCATTTGTTTCGGGAGCGTTGCGGTAGAGACGGCCAAATTCGGTGACTACTTCATCAGAACAACACTGTTGAAGCCAAGCAAATGCATCGACTTGATGTGGCAGCCCTTTATAATATTTAGCTGCATCATTAAAGTTAATCATAGTTACTAAAGTAAATGCAATCACCAGTAGCCTGGGATAATTTGTCCTGTCAGTGCATAAACAACGATAATTCCAACGACACCAAGCATTGCAAGGCGTCCGTTTCGTAGTTCAGCTTTAATAAAAAATGGGTCCATAGTTAAAATTCATCTTCTTCATCAGCAGGTGCATCAAATGCAGCCTGAACATTTGGATCGTTAACTTTAAATCCTTGTGTATTGCCAAACATTCCAGCTACATCTTCCGGTGCCATGTCACCAACATCGATACCAGCATTGCCGTTACAAGTAACGACTTGAACACCAACCAATTTAAGAGATGTTCCGTACGTTGTTTTATCTGGTAAGACATAGGGCTTTTGGTAAAAAGCAAGCTTGACTGTTGAGCCATTCCAAAGTGGTGTTCTTTCATCGGTGATTACCGTGCCTTCAGTGTCAACAATTGGTGGGCCTTCTTGATCTTTTTTCCACGAGAATTTAATTTGGTATTTACCTTCACTCATTTCTTCCCATGGTTCTGGCCTGCAGCTAGAACGTTTGGGGTTTGGGATTTTAGATAAGCACCATTTAAGTCCGTCTTCTCGATCTTTTTCAAGCATGTCAACCATTGTTTGGTCAACGATTGCCTGTAGTGCATATCCGTAGTCGGTAGGTTTAAATACTGCCTGAAATCCTTCAAGGGTGACAGGATCTGGTGTAACAAAGGTGGTTCTTGCCATTAACAAAAAAAGTAGTTGGATTTTATTACTGACTCTGGTTTAAGAGTATCAATAATTGGTGGGTATGTTTCTGCACCTATCTGATTGGCCCAATCTAATAGGAAGTTATTCTCTGCGAATAGGTGCATGTAAGTTTCACGAACGACGGATGATAAGCGAGACATGTCAGTAGCACGGCACAATACCGAGTCGTGTATGAAGGAAATCGGACCTTGAAAGCGTGTTGCAGAAATGTGGAGTAAGGATGCATCTAGGCTGTGGATAAGGTTTGGAGCTGTTGCATTTTTATGGTGGTTCTTATCCACCTCTGCTGAATCACCCTTCTTAACGTGCAACTTACAACTACCTAGTAACTGTAAAGTTATTCGTTGTATGTCAGGTTTCATCAGCTTTTGTATGACAACAAAACCAGATGGTGTTGTCCATTGAATTTCTTGAGCACCCCTATCAATTGCAGCAGCTACTTCTGACTCAATCCATTTCATTACCTGCATGGGTCCAGGTACAACTGTATGCATTGCATCACGAACAGCTTTGACAACAGCAGTTAAATCTTCCTTGTCTATGTCTATACCCTTATCAAGAAATGCTTCCCTTATGTAAGATCTATTGCTAAAAGGTTTGCTGTTATATGGTATAGTCATAACCGTCCTTTTGGTCACGCGCCTATCGCAATGAGGCTGTAATAGTTCTGGTATGTGTGGTTTTGCTGTGTCTGCTATTACTTGATATGCATCCTGTGGTTTATCACTAGGTACTACATTTACAAGTCTTGCTGTACTTTCATCTCTGGCAAGTCCTGCCAGTATTTGTAGCCCACTGCAGGTAGCATCGCAATAGATGCAACTATTAGTAGTACTACGGTCACGCAAGATGACACAATGATAGTACTCATCACAGGCTGCAAGGAAACACCATGGGGAGTCAGTTCCTTCCCATTCGTGTCTGTTTCCGATTGGATCTGTAGCAATGCGTTCAATTAACTCCTCGTTTTCTGTTGACCAAGTGATACGGTCTGCCATTGTATCTTTGGAACATCCGTATGTAGTTGCACATTGAAATGCCAACCACAACTCAGCCTGCTCATTCATTTCGGCAGGCTCATAGAATTTGATTAGAGATTTTCCAAAGTCTGTATCTTGAGGAGTTAATATGTTGGGGATAGGATATGCTCGTCCTCGATAATCCAGGCTCCAAGGTAAATAGAATTTAATCTTCTCCTTGAATACCTTGATTGCATTCATTGTCATGCGTGTTCTGCATGATTTTTGAAAGCCTTGAGCATTGATGTTGCATACCTCTGCTGCTCTTCGCCTGTAATCCTTTCGTGCTTCCGCATTCTCAGCGATGTCAGGTGGCTTCGGAGGTAGTGGTATCTCAACGATAGGGATGAACTTACCAACACTGATTCCCTTCTCCATGAGCGTCTCTGCGACGTCCACAACAAAGGGATTCAAGGTATAGGCAACCCGCTGTATCCGGTTAAGGAAAGCAACGGGCTGTTCTCCCTGTAATAGGGTCCACTTGCCCCGACGTACCATTGGATACCCCTTCATCACCTCATTTAATAGGTATCCGCCGTGCTTTCCGTCCGTTGTCCAGTCGTTCGGCTCAATCAGCATCGGCCACGCAAGCGGACTGAACAGCTCCGCCTGGGCCATGATCTCGTCACGCTGCTCCATAAATGCAGGCGTTGGCATCAGTATGACTGATGTCTTCCTCCCTTTTCTTTCGTAGCCCTTATGGAAGTAGCCACTCACCTCGCAGATGCAATCAAGGAGCCAACCTCCTAGTTTTGTTTTATTTGTTACAAGCCAAGGCGTCCAATGCTCTACGTCATAGCGGTTGATAATAGTTTTCAGGCTTCTTACTTTCTGCTGTGTGCCACATGAAGCATGCCAATAATTTTTTTTGATTACATTTAATAGACCTGGACATACTCTTTCATAATGTCGTATAAGGCACTCATTTTCTATGGCTGTGCCTATCGATGTGGCAATATGAGTTGCCTGACTTGTGTTTGTTCTCGTATTAAATACGCAGTCAAATAATATTTTAAGGGCTATACATGCTGCTGCTTCAGGTTCAAGTTGTGCTAGAATGTGTATAATCTCTTTGAATGCATAACCATTCTGTCTTGTTCTTAATCGATCAGCAGAATTATCAATCCGAGAAACAACAAGAGGCAATAGGTTGTCAATACTAACGACACCATAAATAGTGGCACTTCCATACTGCTTCTCCTCTAGTTTGCGTGTGTTGTTCTTTAGTTCCTTTAATCCTTGGCTGATTTGTGTTCTTTCAAGCTCGACCTGTTCATCAATTTCGGCTGGTGTTGGCAAAGTTTTGTCAAAACAATGGGACTAGAGTTTGGGTTTTATCGTTGCCTAAGTGAAACGGTAGTAATAGCAGTGACTGTCAGCCTTTAGGCTAGATCCGTTGCGTGATTGAGAAAGTAGACGGCCCGTATTTTGAGTCGAGTCCGTCTACCAATTCCGGCACGCTCCCAAGGGATCTCAGCGATTCAACCTGCTGGTTTTGCTCGCTTGACGACCATGGTAGCCCCCATTTTACTACTTACTAGACGTCCACTAGATAACGTTGGCAAGTTGCAGCCTCCGGTCATGTGTGGTATGCAGATACCGCTCTGTGACTGTCACGGTGGAGTGTCCCATCAGATCACGAAGATCTGTCAGGGGAGTTCCGGCCTGGATCATCAGCGTTCCGTAAGTGTGGCGCAAAGTGTGAAAGACATAAGACTTATCAATGAGATTTTGGGTCTCATGAATGAGCCTGTCTC